GCAGGTTCAGTAGTAAAAATGGATGAGCTTTTTGGCTGGGCAACTATGATAATAGAGTTCTATTTTGGAGCTCAATTAGCGAAGGGAAAATAATAAGGAGAAAAATATGTCAGTAAAAATTGAATACCAAGAGATGCCACACATGAAACCAGTACCTATGGAGACTAAATCCAAAGGTCTTGTAGGTGGAATTATACTATGGCTCACTAAAACGAGGTCTTGGGAGATTACTGAGGACTGGAAATTTCACATAACCCATGAAGGTAACACGCATCCAACGTATTATAAAATTCCCAAAGGGTTCATACTAGATGGAGCTTCAGTACCCCGACCTATGAAATCTCTATTATCACCGATGGGCATCCTCTTGAGTGGTGCTGTGTGCCACGATTACCTATATAAATACGAAGTTCTGTGTTTAGGTGGCAAGAAGGGTGCTACAGAGAAAAAGTCTCAAAAATGGGCAGATGAGCTCTTTAGAGATATATGTATTGATGTTAATGGATTTAAAATTATAAATTACTTAGCTTACTATGCACTTAGATTAGGTGGTTGGTTAGCTTGGAACGGACATCGTAAAAGAAATATTAAATGGGATGATTAAAAAAGGGAGGCTAGTGCCTCCCCAGTTAGTTAATGTTTAATTAAATACAATCCCAATCAGATAATTGCTTTTCAGTAAATTTGCCAAACGACTGTAAGTATTTAATGTCAGCTTTGCGTTCAGCTTCAAGAAACACTTCCATCTCGTTAATGCTGTCAATATGTCGCTGAATTTCTATTTGTCTGTCAGCTTCAGAAAGGTTACAAAACCATTCCGCTTCTGCACCACGTGGACGTGAACCTCTATCATCCTTAACCACGTCTGAAAACCAATCAAAATCAGCTTGTGTGTTTTTATCAATTTGCATTATTTTATCTCCTGTGATTTCATACCTATTGCAAAAAAGTTTTTACCAGCAATATCTAAAGCATTAGTAATCTCACTTACTGTTGCGTCAAGTTTTTTAATGTCTTCAATTAACATAGCTATTGTCTGATGTTGGTCTTCGATAGTAGCTTGTTGACGTTGCAAGACAGCTTGTACACTTCCTTCCGGAAAACGAAACATATTATCTGTAGCCATTCTGTCATCTCTCTCACCACTAACAGCTTCAGAACCCCATTCGTTTTTAATATCAAAGGCTCTTTCAAGTCTTTCGTCCATGTCACTAATGTCATGTGAATCTATTCTTAATTCTACGCTCATGTGAATCTCCTAGTTAAGTTAAAATTGTCATTAAAATCTCAATGACAAGGTCATTATATCATAGTTGATATGTTTTGTGTAATTAAATAGAAAAAAAAAGGAGGCTATTAACCTCCCTTATTTATTTAAGCTGCTTTCTGGGTAGCCATTTCTTTAAGCCAAGGTAACACTTTTCTTACTTTAGCTTCACGATTGTATACAGTTGCTACTTTGTTAGCCTCATTCTTAAATTTAGCGTGGCTAGACCAATCAGTCAATGTGTTAAACAATGCCCAAACATTTTTGCCCATTTCATCAACATATTTGATAAAAGTTTCTTCAAGTAACAATTCAAGCCTATCACTCTTACCAGCTATCTTTTGAAAAATTGCAGTAGCTTGTGCATTAGATATATTAGCTTTAGGAAACTTTTTCCACAACTCAACATTTTTTGTATAAACCTCAAGAGCTGTTTCAAGTTTAGCTACTGCCATGTCAACGTCTAAACTTCTTGTGTGTTTAGCACTATACTCAGAAAAAGCATCAGCAATTACTTGACCATTCATACAAGCCATTCTTACAGCTCCTACCATAGACATAAACTTCCAAGAACCATCGTAAGAGTTAAGAACCATAATTCTAAGCTGTACTGAATCACCCGGAGCAATCTCCATCTCATGTGCTGGAAAAGTGTAAGTAACAATTGTCTTAGCACCTTGGTGTGATTGTTGGATTTTCTTAGTCATGCCAGTTTTGTCTAAGTTAGATGCAAGTATTACATCGTGAAACTGTGGCATGATGTCAGCGTTTTGCACTAGGTTNTANTTTTTACCTACTACTGCTATTGGTGAGCCTTCATCGTTTACAATACATTTGTGTGTTTCAACAACCTTATTGTTTGTGTCATCTAAATAAACTGCAGGTCTTGTAAACAAGCTTTGCTCTTCTACTCTGTTATATTCATTTACTATTTCCATCTTTGTATCTCCTATTAAATTAAAAGTTTGTCAATAAAATATCGTTGACAGAGAAATAATACCATAGATGATATAAAAATGTAAAGTATTTAATTAAATAAAGTTAAATATTTTTCATAACTAGTTTCCACATTTCAGAATCTTTAACTTTTTTTTGCTCGTCTAACTTCTTTTTACTACCCCAAGGACGTTTACTACCTGCTTTTAATTCATAAGGTTTGTAAACTTTTTTAGGGTCAGAACTTCTGTTTAATCTATTACGTGCAGCCGATTCAGTTACACCAAGTATATTAGCTAATTGCCTACAATTAATCTTTGTACCATCGTCTAGTATATAAACAATGGTTCTTAATTTACCCATTAGAGTATATATTGTTCGTACTGATGAAACCACATAGCAATGTACACAACAGCACACACTTCAATTATAAAACCAATGCTATAAAAAAATATTAACCATGACCATAGCTTTCTCATTTGTTTTCTCCTTGCAATAATAAATTTATTAAATCATTACGAGTTTCTACATAAACAGCAATACGTTTTGCTAAAATTTTTGACTCTTTATCACCTTTAAGTAGGTCACCTAATATATCCATAGCCTTCTCACCTGAAGTTTCTTTATCAGCAAAAGCCATAAGGTCTTCATCGGAGTATTTACTTTTCATCAGGCATACCTAGTGTCATTAAGAGTAGTACAAGACCGGCTGAAACCAGTCCTGTACCAATTAATGCAAGAAGAGGAGTTGTAGCATTAAGCAAGTAAGTCATAATTTTCCTCAACCAATCTAGTCATAGATTTTCTTCTGTCTAATTCAACACCATGTTTACGCATTACTTTTTCAAATGCTTCTTTTGACCACGTTTCTTCAATATAACTCTTGTTTAGTGATACCGAGATATAAGGCTTAAACTTATTTTTGGGCTTCCATGTCAACATATTATTTCTCCTTAATTATATCTTTCTGAGTAAGAAAACCTGAACATAACTTCATGTCTTCGCTTGAGCAAATCAATTGTTGATTACCAATTACATCAGGTGGTATTAACAATGAATCACGTTTGTCTTGCAGAGCACTACATCCTGTAACTAATAGTGCCAATGCTAATATTTTAAAATGGTATTTCATCTTCAAACTCCTCGTCAGTTGCTACTGGTGTTATTCTTTGTGATGCTACAGGTTCAGAAACTGCACCTATTGCCATGTCACCTTCAAATTCACCTGCACTATCAATTAATTGTATTGAGCCTTTAAAACCGGAAAGAGTGACTTCTGTTGTCCATTTTTTTTGTCCAGTTTTGTCTACATAACTTCGAGTTATTAATTGCCCATCAACTATAAGATTATTACCTTTTCGTAAATTCATACCTTGTGCAGTCTCAGCAAGCTTACCAAACAATACTGTACGATGCCACTGTGAGCTTTGCTTTGCTTCTTGTGTCTGGTAGTCTTTGTAATGTTCAATTGTCTCAATTCTCAATAAACCTACAACACCGCCATTTTTAGTAGGTTTAAATTGTGGTTCTTCTGATAACGTGCCTTGTAATATTACTTTGTTCATAACGTCTCCTTAAATTAAATTAGGTGATTGCTTAGGGCAATCAATCCAGTAGCATTTGTCTTTAACTAACGAGGATAGGATTCCCCGACTTCAGCGTAGGTGCTACTATACCTCTGAGTTTTTTTGTTTTTCTGCAAACTCTTTTGCTGCTTGAACATTAGTTTCATGTTTAGTTTGTGCCTTTTCTTTACTTTCTAAAGACTTGCGTTCTTTACGTTCAGCCATCCACTCCAAATGTTCCGGGCTTAACGTAAGTTTAACTCTTGTTGCTAATGGTGTGTCACCTCTATAATCTTTTTCAACTTCAGTAACACCTTCCTCATCGTCTGCTTCAATAGACATAATTAATTTTGCAGATAGACTTTCAGCTTTATATTGAGCCAATTCGTTTTCTCTAGCGTTAGCTTCTTGCTGCTTGATAGCACCATTAACCTCATCCCATGTCGCAACTGACGTTGTTATGCCTATTCCTAATATGCCAAGAGCTCTTCCCAATGCTGAAGTTTGTGCTATTTCGCAAAAAGATGTTGCATTAATAGAGTTTTTACCTTTTTCTTCATGAGCAATACCTTCCGATACACTCTTGCCATCTACAAAGATAATAACTTTGACCATAATACTGTCACCATCAAAATGCAGTATCTCAGTTTTAATGTCAGCGTTCTCGTAATGTTTACGAAAATACTGAAGCCTAGTCTTAACCAATACATATTCTTTGCCTTGTATGGACATTGCTTCAAGTAATGGCAAACCATATTTATCTAATACTTGTTCCATTATGAATTCTCCTTATTTTCCATACCTTTGTAATGATACCTTGTGACTCTGCAATCTTCTCCAAACCGATTAGAAACTTTAACTTCATGTTCATGCTCAAAGACATGACCTTTTGTTTTCATTGTGTGAATAGTTGAAGCAAGTCTAGTTATGCCATAATTTTCTATGGCTTCAAGTGATGTTATACTTCCGTTAGTCCTAACATATGCTAAGACTCTATTTTGTTGGTTACTCATTTTCATTCTCCTCAATTTGTGGTTCATTGTTATCTAATTCCTGTAAATTTTCTTCAGAGTTAATCTCATCGAAGTAGTAATCTGATGTGTTCATTATTTAACCTCCAAATCATAAGATAGCCGGTCTTTTACAATCTGAACAATCTGTTCCTTAAAAATATAATCGTATGGCTCATTGTTATATGGATAAACATACCTGTAATTAATAAGCTCTTCTAATTGGTCAATGGCTTTAGCCAAGACACGAGTATTTTGTACATCAAGTCTTTGGTCTAAGTCGTGAACTATGTGTTCAACTTCCATCAAAATATTGTCAGCCTCAGACATGCACTCATCACGTGCATTATCAAAGTTAGCTTCCCATTGTGACTGCCAAGCATCTCCACGTTTAAAATCTTCTAAAGTTTCCATATTATTTCTCCTCTAAGTATTCTTTCCAACATGGAGATGAACACCAATGGATGTCATGTCTAGTTGGTTCAGTACCTCTGCCATAACCTGTCTCAGATTTGCAGTTAAGGCAATATGTTCTTGGCTTGTCTTCAGCCTTTAGGTGTTTAATATCTTTAATCATTGTAGCTCCTATTTTGTTATGTGATTCAATCAATCACAATGTGATTATATCATAGACGATATAAAAGGGGAAGTTTATTTTCATAGACTTCCCCATTGTATTATTTAGGTGTATCAGATTTAAACCACTTGTCACTAACATGACCATCATCGAATTCAACAGTCCAGTATTGAGTAGTAAAACCTAATATGTCTGCATCTTTTTCTGCTGACCTTTTCTCGAGTAATGTAACTTCACCAAGATAAGAATCTTCCATCATCCAAAAATGATAACACTTAACTTTATTTCCTACTTTAAAATCTTCAAACTTATTTGCTGATGGTTGAAACATTTTGTCCTCATCATCAGTTGCCATTTTGTTAAGTGCATCACTTAATATATTTACTGCTTTAGTCATTTGTATCTCCTAGTTTGTGGGGAGGTTGCCCTCCCCGGTTAAAATTATTTAAAAAATCCTGTTTCAATTGCATCAAGTTTTGCTTCAGCGTTACGTTTAGCAATTTCTATTCTTTTGTTAGCTCTAGCTTTAAAACTATTTTCTAACCTATTTGCATGTTCAGGATGTTCAAAATGCTTTCTAATTTTCTTCATTGTTGGTTTCATTGTATCTCCTAGTTAAGTTAAAAGTGTCACCAAATGTCTCGATGACAAAGTCATTATATCAGATACGATACAGTTTGTGTAATTAAATACAATTATTTTTTAAATAAAGTTTTGAGTAGTTCTTAAAAGAGAGTATGATTTGCAGTTCTTGGTTTAGAAAACAAAAAACCCCAAGAGCTTGATTAAGTTCTCTTGAGGTTCTTCTAAACTGGCAGTTGCCCCTGCTGTTTGAGACGTATTATACCCTCTTATGACATCTTAGCAACTATCAGGATACGACTGTAGATATGTCTAGCCTATACATGCTTCACTCACTACAGTAAAAAAAGAGATTTAGCTATGTATTCCAAGAAGCTGTTGATTGATGTTAGATAAGAAGCTTTATACTGGTAACCACCTTGAAGCGATAAAAAAATCTAGCGTAGAGTGCAGAAGGCTGAGTACCTATTACAAGGTAGCGATGACTCTAACCTGATTAGTTGTAATGGTTTCAGGCATACGGATAAATACTGCGAAGGACTTATACCGATGACAATCTCTAACTGCTTTCTTAGTGGTTAGGGATTTCTTTGCCCCGAAAGCCTCAGCTCAGGAATTACCCGATAAGAAAAAAAACAAAAGTTACTTGCTCTTAAAAAGGGATTTATCCCTTAGCTTTACATAGGTAAGTCGCTGAAAGCGAAATTAAATCTAGAAAAAAAAGTTAAACAAACCTACACAAAATATCTTAATTGATATAATAGAATCTTTTACAATATATTATTACTATGAAAACAATATATTACAATTCTATTCCTGCTGAAATTAAAAGATTAGGAATAACACAGGGAGAATGTGCTAATTTTTTAGGGTGTTCATTGAGTGGACTTACACATCGTATTAAAGGAGACAAACCAACACTGCATTGGGCAATCTATGGTCTAGCAAATTATTTAGGAGCAGAGGAAAATCTGCAACGTAATGTCGAATGATGATGCGGTAGAAACAATTTATAAATTATATGGTCTGCTTTCTAAAATAGATGACAGAAAATTAAAAGAAGATATTGAAGACCAGATTATCAATTTATGTGACCAACTTAAATTTAGTATGGTTATGGATAGAGTCAAAGAGAAAAAAACTAATGAAAAATGATGAGCATTTAGTACAAAAAGCTATATGTGAATATTTAGACATTAGACGTGTTTGTTATTTTGCTATTCCTAATGGTGGTAAACGTGGAAAAATTGAGGCTGCAAAGTTTAGAGCTGAAGGTGTTAAAAGTGGCGTGCCAGATTTATTTTTTGTATGGGAAGGCATGAGTTATTTTTTAGAAGTTAAAAGACCAAAGAATGGTTTAATACCAAAAGGTAGAGTGAGTAAAAACCAAACAGAAATGATGAATAAACTATCTGATAATGGTGCTGAGTGTGCTGTTGTATATTGTGTAGCAGATGTAATAGAAAAATTTATAGATTGGGGTATAGGTCATTAAACAGAATGCAATAACTAAATCAGCACGAGGTAAAGCCTGCACGTTTCGTAGTGATGTCTGTGATAGTGGTGTGGGCAACTGCAATGTAGTCTACTGCCACGAAAATTCTGGTGCGATGGGGCAAAAGGCTAAAGATGAACATGGTGATGACTTAGGCTTTTGGGGATGTCATGCATGTCACTTGCTGTACGACACTCTTGACCATCCATACTACAAACCCTATTTTATTAAAGAGATGGCACAGTTTGCTATTACTAGAACAGAACGACAACTTAGAAAGCTAGGTTTAAAATGACTGAGACATTAAATAGAATAATAAAAAGAGACAAACCTAAAGCTGAAATTGTTAAAGGTATGACTACAGCATTCTTTAAGAACTCTAGTGGTGATGAAGCTGTTATATCTATTAAACCTAACAACATGACTAGAACGCAGAAACAAAATGCTATGTATTGGTCAATCATAGAACAAATCAAAACGGAAACAGGTAACACTAAGGATGCTATTCATGTTCATTGTCAGTCAGAATTTTTAGAGACCAGAGTTGAAGAAGTTGCCAAGCAACAAAGAGTGGTGCTAAAATCAACAACAAGTCTTAGCACAAAAGAGATGGGTATTTATTTAGATGAAATAATTGCATGGGTAGAAAACGATTTAGGGTTACGTTTAAATTTACCTGATGATTGGAGAGAATTAATTAGCTAGGACATTTTTTTTTGGTATTGCAAAGTAGTGTTTACAATTATATTGGAGTGTCCTAACTAATTACTGGAGATAGCTATGTTAAAGAAAAGAGGATTGTACGACAACATAAAGGCTAAACAAAAAAGAATCAAAGCTGGTAGTGGTGAAAGAATGAAACCTAAAGGTGCTAAGGGTAGACCAACAGCACTAAATTTTAGACAGGCTGCTAAAACTGCAAAGAACAGGGGCATAGGATGAAAGGTGTTAAACATTATTTAAAGAATGGTACAGCGTTTAATGGCAACATGCACAAGATGGACGATGGCACACTGCATAGTAACAAGACACATACTGCTACAAGTGTAAGACTATTTCATTTTAGTGAATTAACTAAGACAGCACAGGCTACTGCTAAAAATTCTTGGGGTA